GATACATCTGCGGGTGATTGGATAAAGTGTTCATATAACACTAGGGGTGGGGTTCATTACGAACCTAATAGCAACACCCCATCCTCTGACCAGACAAAGGCTTTGCGAAAAAACTATGCTGGTGTTGATTGGAAATATGATGGCGTAGGATTTTACGAGCCACAGCCATACCCTAGCTGGACACTTAATTCAGAAACATATCTTTGGGAGCCGCCTATTCCAGCCCCAGTCGTAGAAGATACACTTTTTTATTGGGATGAGAGTGCTTATCAGTCTGACAACTCTACAGGATGGGTGGCTTATTGATGGGCTTAAAAGTCAGAATAACTTTAAGGTAATTATAGAACATGTTTGGTTTTACACCGTTAGCAACTACTACTCTAGCATCATCTGTATCAGGTGTTTCTGCAGAAGTACCTATTACAGGTGTAGTTGCTACGGGTGCAGTCTCTACTGTTGTAGAACATGTTACTGAGCGCCTTGCTAGTGTATCTGCTACAGGTGCGGTAGGCACACCTTCTATAAACCCTGACGAAGTTACAAACTCTGTAAGTGCTACAACAGCCGTAGGCACAGTAACTGTAAATATTTCTGAATTACTTGCTAGTGTAGCAGCCACAGGTACAGTAGTAACTGTAGGGTTTGATGCTAAAGGTAATCATACATTAGCATCTGTAAGTGCTACAGGATCTATTGAGCCAGTTTCTGTTGGTGGCTTTGAAGTTGATGTATCTGAAAACTTACTATCTGTTTCAGCTACAGGTGCAGTAGGTAGCCTAACAGTTAATGTATCTGAGTTACTAAATAGTGTAGCTGCTACAGGTACAATAACAAATGTAATACCTTCTGGTGACGCTAATCAAACACTTGTAGGTGTATCAGCATCTGGTGCAATTGAAGCCGTTAGCTTCGATGGATTTGAAATTGATATATCTGAAAAATTACTATCTGTTTCAGCTACAGGTACAGTAGCAAGTGTAAAAGCAAATATATCTGAGTTACTAAATAGTGTAGCTGCTAATACAAATGTAGGAAGTGTAGTTGCTACAGGAGTTACATTCCAGTTTAATATAAACGCATTTGATAAAGATAGAGTTATTTATGCGGTAGCAGTACCAAGAGAAAACGTAGTGCATATTAGACCAGATAATAGAACCATTGTGATTAATGAAATAAGTAGGATTAATCAAACAATTAGAGTTGCAGCCTAAAGGATAACAAATGTCATATAAGTGGCCTGATAAAGATAAAGATGAATTGCTTGACTACAGCATTGATTGGTCACGCTTTTTAGGTACAGATACTATTTCTGCAGTTACTTGGTTTATAGATGCTGCAGATGGTACTAAAACACAAGTTAATGCTACTAATATTGTTGATGGATTACAGTTTGTACAGGGTACATATACTAATACTGTTGCTACAATTAGATTAAGTTTAGGCACTAATAATAAACGTTATAAGATTACGTGTAAAATAACTACAGTAGGCGCACTACAGTATGAGCGTTCTGTGTTGTTGCGCGTGAGGGAGAAGTAATATGGCATACGATTATCTTGGGTTAGTTAATGATGTAAATCGTAGGCTTAATGAAGTAGAATTAACCTCTGCTAACTTTGCTACTACTACAGGTTTTTATAGTTTTGCTAAAGATGCAGTAAACTCTTCTATTCGTCACATTCAACAAGAAGAGTACGAGTGGCCTTGGAATCATGTAGAGCAAGAAGAAGTTCTACTTGCTGGTGAAACTCGCTATAGCTATCCTTATGATGCAAAAACAATTAACATGAATAGTTTTAGAATTAAACGTGATGATAACCTAGCAACGAATACTATTAAACTTAAAGTACTTAGTTATGAAGAATACCTTGACAAACATGTAGATACTGAGTATAACTCTAGTAATACAGGAACTCCACGTTATATAGTACGTGCCCCTAGTCGAGAGTTATTAGTAGTACCTAGTCCTGATAAAGCATATGAATTAATATATGAGTATTACTCTACAGGATTTGACTTAGAACTTTTTTCTGACGTACCAAATCTTCCTGAACAGTATCGTTACGTTATTGTAGATGGTGCAATGTATTACGCATATCAATTTAGAGGCGATATGCAAGCAGCCCAATTGTCTATGCAAAAATTTACACAGGGCATTAAGCATTTACGTAGTATAAATATAAATCGTACAGAGTATGTACGTGATTTGAGAGTACACTTTTAATGGCAACACAATGGCAGACATTTCCTATTGAGTTTAGAGGTGGGCTTATCTCTAATCTTACTGCACTACAGCAAGGTACTAATGCTGTAGGTTCTGCTACGTTACTACAAAACTTTGAGGTAAATAAAGAGGGTGGTTATTCTAAAATACGTGGGTATTCAAAGTACAGTGCACAACAAGTTACAGGTAGTGGTCCTATACTTGCGTTAAAAGTTATCAGTTCAGGTCGAATTGTTGCAGCGCGTAAAAATGCAAATAACTATACTCAGTATTATTACAGTACAGGTAATTCGTGGACTAGCATGGCTACTAGTGCAGCTACAAATGGTGGTAAAGCTAAAAGTGTTTTATTTAATTTAGACGGTGACGATAAAGTTATATTTGTAGATGGTACTAATTATCCTGCAGTATATAATACATCTGGTAACAGTACTACTTTTATGACTTCTTCAAATAGTACAGATGTTTTAGGCGCACAGCATGTAGCTATATTTAAAAATACAGCTTTTTACGCAAAAGGTAATACAGTATTTTTTACCGCTCCTTTTACCGTAGATGATTTTAATGTAGCAAATGGCGCAGGTTCTATTAACGTAGCTAATGATATTACAGGACTAGCAGTATTTCGTGAACAACTTATTATATTTACTACTGATACAATTAAAAGACTTACTGGGAGTAGTTCCGCAGACTTTCAAGTATCACCTATTACGGATCGTATTGGTTGTGTCAACGGTGATACTATTCAGGAGGTTGGCGGTGATATTATGTATCTATCCCCTGATGGTATAAGATTGTTAAGCGCCACAGATCGTATTGGTGATTTTGGATTAGACATTGCTTCTGATACTATTGTAAGAGATGCTACTACATTTTTAAGCCAGACTCCTGAGTTTTGTTCAGTTGTGTTAAAAGAAAAATCTCAGTATCGTATTTTTGCATATGTACTATCAGAACAAACAGAGGCTGCAAAAGGATTAATAGCAACAAAGTTTGTATCGCAAGGTGCTGGCGGTTTAGCGTGGTCTACTACAAAAGGTATAAAAGCATTTATTGCAGACAGTAGATATACAGGAACATCTGAAACTTTAGCGTTTTCTAATGAAAATGGTTATGTATATGTAATGGAAACAGGCTCTAATTTTGATGGGGGCAATATAGAGGCTATCTATGAATCTCCATTTATGCCTATCTCAGATCCTCAGATCCGTAAAACATTTTACAAAATGACACTTTACGCAGAGCCATCTGCAAGTATGACACTAGACTTAAACATTAAGTATGATTTTGCTTCTGCTACAAATACAAAAGTTGTTCAACCTTCTACACAACAAATATCAAGTACAGGTAGTCAAGTGTTTTTATTTGGAGCTTCGTCTTCTGTGTTTAATAGCTCTACATATGGTGGAGAGTTAGATAAAGTTTATAATACAAATTTAATTGGGTCTGGTAAAACTGTAGCAATACGATTAGAAGATTTATCTACCAACCCTACTTTTACTTTAGATACTGCGCTGTTGGAATACAGCCAAGAAGATAGACAATAAGGAAACACTATGGCAGGTTATACTAGACAAGATACCGCAAACAACATTGCTAATGGTAATGTTATTGACGCTGACGATTTTGATGCAGAGTACAACGCTATTGAATCAGGGTTTAATGCTTCTACAGGCCATAAGCACGATGGTACTGCAGGTGAAGGTGCACCTATTACAAAGGTAGGACCAAGCCAAGATCTTATTGTATCAGGATCGCAAGTGCTGCCTAAGACTGCAAACACGTTAGATCTGGGATCTAATAGTACTAGATTTAAAAATGCATATATAGATGGTACTACAGTATCAGATGCACTAACTGTTACAGACAACGCTACTGTAGGTGGTACACTAGGTGTGACAGGAGCAACAACGTTATCTAGCACAGCAGCTATTACAGGTAACACTACAGTAGGTGGTACATTAGGGGTTACGGGTGCATCTACATTAGCTAGTGCTGCAGTTACCAATAACGCTACAGTAGGCGGTACTCTTGGTGTTACTGGTAATAGTACTATTGGTGGTACTCTTGGTGTGACAGGACAGATTACAGGCAATATTACAGGTGCCGTAACAGGTAATGCATCTACTGCAACTGCATTAAAAACTGCAAGAAGCATTACTATTGATGGTGATGTAGATGCTAGTGCTACAGATTTTGATGGCACAGGTAACATTACCCTTACAACAACTTTGGATACAGTAAACTCTAATGTAGGCTCGTTTGGTAGCTCTACAGCTATACCTGTTGTTACTGTAAATGGTAAAGGTTTAGTTACTGCTGTAAGCACTGCTTCTATTACTACCGCACTAACTGTAGGTGCTGATAGTGGTTCTGACGATAGTGTGGCTTTAGCTACAGACACTTTAAACTTTGCTGGTACTGCTAATGAAATTGAGACTGCAGTAAGCAACAACCAGATTCAAATTGGTTTACCTAGTGCAGTTACCGTAGGTAGCCTTACTACATCAGGTAATGTTATTGTAGGTGGAGACTTAACTGTATCAGGCACAACTACTACAGTAAACACTGAGACTATTAACTTAGCTGATAATCAGATATTATTAAATTCTAATGAGACAGGAACCCCCTCACAAAATGGTGGTATTGAAATTGAACGTGGTACATCTGATAACAAAACTCTTGTATGGAATGAGACAAGTGATAAGTGGACTATAGGTAGTGAAACGTTTGTAGCAAGTACGTTTGAAGGCGCATTAAGTGGCAATGCATCTACTGCTACAGCATTAGCTACATCACGTACTATCAGTCTTACAGGCGATGTTTCAGGTAGTGCTTCTTTTAATGGTACAGCTAATGCTACTATTACAGCCACTGTAGCGGATGACAGTCATAACCATGTTATATCAAATGTTGATGGGTTACAGACTGCGTTAGACGGTAAGGCTGCTCTTGCTGGTAGTTCCTCACAATCATTTCAAGCATCTACTATTGATTTAGGTGACTGGACAATTACTCAATCTGGTTCTGATTTAAAGTTTGCTTATCAAGGCACAGACAGACTTAAACTAACAAGTGCAGGTGCGCTTACTGTAGAGAACGATGTAACAGCATTTGGTAGCGCGTAATGACAATAACCGCAATAGATAACTTTGGTCACGCTTCTGGCTCAATATCTATGAGTGAGTTGCGCGACTACTATGGACAGTCTGGTGCTGTATCCCTTAATGCAAATCTAAATAGTGGTACGAATCCTGTGCCCAGCGATTTGCCAGCATCAGGCGCTACTACTTCTTTTTCTAACTACCGTAGTAAAACTAGGATACTTAGAAAGAAAGGCACAACAGAAATAAAAGCTAGTGGTACTTCTTGGTCGCCAGCACAGTCAGGTTGTGTTCAGTATCATGTATATGTTGTAGGTGGCGGTGGCTCTGGCGGTGGAGGCTCTACAGATTCTGGTCGTGAAAAGGTAAGCTCTGGCGGCGGCGCGGGTGGTACAGCATTCCGCAGATACTCTGTGCAGGATCATGGTATCACTTCTGCCAGTATTAGTATTGGTGCTGGCGGTGGAGGTACATCTTATCCTGCTAGTAGTGGCACTAGAACATCAGGGCGTAACGGGGGCACAACCACATTTAACCCTAACGGAACAGGCACAACAATTTCTGCAAGTGGTGGATTGCGTGGGTTTGGTCAGGCACAAGGTAATCCCAGCACCACAGCTACTGCAACCACCCCTGTAGGAGAAAACTCTTCAACTGCTACAACTACTTGGGGGCACTGCTCTGCATCTGAGGGTGGTACAGGCTCTGGCGGTGAGAGTAATTTTACTGGTGGTAAGTC